GAAATAATAGAGTCATATTCACCAATTTCGGCACCTTCAATCAATGATTGTCGGATTTCTTCAACGGTTGCACTGTCAAATAAAGAGCGTACACCATCGGCCTTGCACATATCTTGAGATAACGACGAATAGTCTGGATGACTGGCTAATTCTACGGAATCTTCACCCTTCCAAACGACTGGCTTTAAGGTCACTTGCTGGTAAATTTTATGGATTTCATCTCGCGTTACGCGGCCGCGATATTGCGCGCGTCCTTCATGATCAAGGAAACGATATAAAACATAAGCTGGAGCCGGGATAACATCATAAACTTGGCCAATATTGCCAAACGCCCAATTGAATGAACGTAACGCGGTATCACTTGCATGCTCTTCACCAGTGGCACCTAAAACGGCGATTGTCCCTAGATACAAGTAATGACGGTCGGTAATGTTGACTAAATGCCAATCGTCCGCGTCTGTGTGCCCTGGCAAGACGATAGCGCGCATATTTGATGCGCTACCCTTTACATAGCCAACATCACCCAATAAAGCCAATTCAACGCGGTTTTGGCCGTCGCTGGTGGTGCCGGTAAATTGGCTACCTTGTGCAGCAATCAAACTAAAAATTGAGGTGTTTTTCATTAAACAAACCTTTCAAGGAATTTGAAAAACAGATTAATTCGTTTGAATAAGCGCGATTTTTATTGTTCCAGGTATTAAAAAGCCCGGCGGACCGGGCATTTTATTAAAAGTGCATAAATCGTCTGGACTGGGTAAAAGTAATCGGTATCAGTAAAGCGTCTGACTCACTGGCCGCCAGGTCAAGATTGGCTTGAGAAATAAATACCAGAAAACGCTCTGCAGATTTAGGCTCTGCCAGGCCTTCTTTTCGACCATAAAGCCAAAAATCCAGCCAAAAGCAATATTCAGACGGTAAAGCCTGGGTGCCGTCATTCTTACAAATAAACCGGCGCATTTGCTTTAGGCTTCGCATAATGTGATTTTCATCTGACTCGATAAACGTCAAAGTTACCTCTGGCGATTGACTGCCAGTGACATGGTTCATTGTGTGGTGCCCGACTTTTTTACTTTCCGTGTCTAGTTGAATAATCGGCGCGCTTAACTCTGTTGCAAGCCAAACCATATTGGGCTCATCAAGCAATGGGAGCGTTTTTGTCATATTGTCTTTGTAAGGCAACAAACGCACGTAATAGAGATTTTTATGTTGAATCCCCAGGCTTTTAAGCTCTTTATATTTAAGCAAGCCCTCTTCCTGTCCCATTCCTAGCCAGCCATAAGGATGATTAACCGGCTTGGGCTTTGGTGACGGAATATCGCTCACCATGCCTAAACCCGGGAATTGGTCCGCCAAAAAGCTAGTGGCTTTTTGTTTGGCCATGTTTTTAGCTTTACTCGCTAATCCTCCAATATCAAGCATGGCTATTCATCCCCCAGCTCTTCTTCACCCAAGGCTAAATCTGGATCTAGGTTATCACCTTCCCCGGGTTGATCTCCTGGAAATTGACCATCAACTTGTTCTTGCTGGCCACGGCGTATAGATGCGTCCAAAGCTGTTGCTAGAACTTCCGCTTCTTCATCATCACAACCGCCAATATTGGTAAGCATGATGAGATTACTTTTCTTATCAAGCGCCAATTCTTTAAGCGATAGCAATGAGCCCGAGAACATGGCCATAGTGTTTGATCGTGTTTGTTTGTTGGTGAGCGCTTCGGTAGAGGCGGCAGAAATATCAGAATAAAACTCGAATTTCCATGGGATTTCGTGCTCTTCAAACATATAGCCGTATTTATAACCAAAATGAAGATTCACAATTTGATTAAAAGCGCGCGTTAATGCGGTGCGAATGTGAATAGATTTTTGGCCAATTTGTGCAGACGTATGAAAGGCGGCGCCATCACCCAAACCGCCGGCCAATTGTTCGGCCCATCCCAGTAAAGCCAGGTCCATGCCCAGTGAGCCACACATACGACGCACATTAATCATTAAAGCTTCGGTATTGAGTGGAGTAGATCGACGACTCAAATCACCCACCGCGTTTAATACTTGCTTATCACCCCAAACCGGTAAAACGTGCCATGCCTTACTCCAGATTGCATCCCCGCCCCGCAAAGCATCACGAACATTGTTTTTATGCTTTTGCAGCATTTTAGTAAGGCCCTGGCGGTATTTATTGCGCTGTTCTGGCGGCATGCCTGAAACATCAACGGTTAAAAATGCCTGTTCTACACTGTCTGCAATTTGCTGGCTGTTTAAGGCCTGGAGGATTAACTGAACATTGGCCCAGGGTTCCTCTGCATCATACAAAATGGAGCCGCCCACCTCTGCCGGGATGATTGGCAATTTATTAATATCATCCTCTTGTAACATGGCCTTATGTAAATATTGACCTATGCGGAATTGTGGTACCGGGGCATAACGCGGCATTTTCATTCTGACCATTTGAGTGGTCGTCAGTTTGGTAATTTTCCGCATTTCATTGTGTTCTTTTTCTAACACATGAAATCCTACTGTTCGGCCTCCTTGCTCGTAAGCCTGGATTAACGGCGCCTCTGTGTATTCATTACACATAAGCTGGGTCAGGCCATAGCCTTTACTGCCATACACTCGGACATAACTATCCCCATAGGAAAAGCCAAAACGGGCCAACGGAAAGGCAATATCATTCAACAAGGGAATTAAGAAATTAGCCTCTTTCTGGACCAATTCGCGCAATCGCTTGGCATTCTGGCCACCCCCTTTGATCTTGGCTGCAGGCGACATAAAAACAACATCGCCGCGCGACTCATGGCCACCTAAAGCCGCCGTGACATGCAGATTCAAAGCAGCTGCAATTGTCGGATCATGTTGCATTGAGGCCCAAGTGGTTAGAATCGTGCGACGGTCGCGTTTTCGCAAATCGCCTGTTTCATCCACGCCCAATGAAAACATTTCAAAACTTTCATAGCGATTGTCAATATCGCCCAAATTAGCCGTCATTGCTGGCGCCTGGCTTACATTAGAGGCGTCCATAAAATGAGCTAAAAACGAACCAAATCGGCTTTTCATACTCGTAACCGGATAAATTTAATCGGTCCATTTTCAAGCACCAGGAAAAGGCTATTTTTTTTCGTTCCAGGAAAAGAAAAGGGCCAATTAAGGCCCTAAATATCTTGATTAAATGATTAAAAGTATAAATGAGTAAAAGTATATTTAATCAAAATCCCATTGCGTATATATCAAGCTGGCCGCCTGGTGAAGCAAAACCACTACACCCGGTATTTGTAGCGTTTAATGTGTCTACTGATACGGCGAACTGTTCACCGGCATTACTGACAATTACCGTGGCCACAATCATGGGTTTTACAGTAAATCCAGCGCTTGAATAGTCGCACGTCCAATTTGTTTTTGAAGCAATCACACCGCGCCATATTTTCATGACACCAGAGGATTGCAAGCCATCTTTTGTGTAAAAACTTACCTTAGGCTTAAGACTGTCTACCCACTCTGCATGGGTGCCGGTCCAGCCTTCCATAACTGCAGATTGAAAAGCTGATAAACCGTTTTTACCATTGCTGGCACTTGTACCCGGTGGCCCTGGTGGGCCTGGAGGCCCGGGCGGACCTGGCAAGGTTATTCCTGGAGGTCCTGGTGGGCCTGGAGGCCCCGGCTCCCCCGGTAAAGTTATTCCTGGAGGTCCTGGTGGGCCTGGAGGCCCCGGCTCCCCCGGTAAAGTTATTCCTGGCGGACCTGGGCAAAGTTATTCCTGGAGGTCCGGGCGGACCTGGTGGGCCTGGAGGTCCTGGAGGTCCAGCCGTACCACCACCAGAGCCACTTTCACCGGTACCGCCTCCAGAGCTACCACCAGAACCACTTTCGCCACCGGTACCCGCAGTAGGCGGCGCCGTTTCATCTGGTCCAGCTTGTACGTTTTTATGGCCATGAGTTGCAACAGAGACGTTTTTAGCGACCATATCACCAACAGAAACAATGCCAGCGTCACTGGTTGTATCTCGGGTAATGTGTATTTTTGCATCTAATAAAATTTCGTCGGCTATCAGTTCAATGCGTTTATGTCTAATTCGCCTAACACCGGTTACGCTGCCAGTTTGATGAGTACGGAAAAAACAAACGACTGGTTTTTTAAATTGGCCATTCTCGAAAAACACCCAGGCGTCAGGCTGGCCATTAATTGAAATTTCAGTGTCTAAATCATCGTCACCGATTGGATAAGCAAGTTTGGCCTCTATGCCGTTTTCAGAACCTTGCGTAAATGGCTCAACACTCACTTGAACCTTTTTAGTATCACCGTTATAGCTCAAAATTTTGGCTGGATATAATCCGTTTAAATTTTCCATATCTTAACTACTCAAACTGGCCAGCCAGAAACGTGAAGCTGCAGCATTGCCGCCGCCTAAAGCCCCGGTATTAAAGAGGTGCGAAGCAGTTAAAACGAGATATTTTGTATCGCCAACTTGCACCACGTCACCGGCAAAAACACTTAGATCCATGGTCCTGGTTACGGTGCCCCGGGTAATTAAAACTTTGGTTAAATTTTTAAGACGGCGCGCGTCTGTATCTGCATAATATTTGACTGGAGCATTGCTTTTCTTCACCCCTTCAACGGTCTTGCCGTCCTCCCCTACACTGATATAGTTCGGGTTTTGTTTCTGCTCAACCTTGGTATTGTTAATCCAGGATATAGCACCATTGTCCAGCAACATCACCGGATCTTTAGCCAGCAATTCACTCAACCGGTGCGCGTTTAATTTTTTCCCGTCAAACTGAATAACGGCCGATTCTTCTTGTAAGCAGGTTGCAATCTCAATGGTCGGAATGGACCCATAAGCACTGGCAAAACTTGCAATCGGTATGTCTTTATTAAAAGTGAGTTTGCAGCCACACGCACGATAAGCACTTGCAAAACTGGCATTCGGTAAAATAACAGCCTTGCTTAGTGGATCGATAAGCGATTCACACCCGGACAAAACCGCAATCACTGAAATCGCTTTAAATCGTTTATCTTCAATCACGGTTTGAGTATTGGCATGCAAAACTTTGATGATGGTTAAGCGTACTTGCTCATCACCAACCTGGATAACCGCATTTTCTTTTAGCCGCTTTTCCAGCTCATCATCTGCCTTTACGACCATTTCCAGGTTTGCGGGTACCGGGATTAAATCGGTCCTAAAATTCACCTTGGCCAGTTTATCGAATCCAATAACCTGACCTGTTTCCTCTATCACGATTCGCATTAATCAAGCTCCAATGAATAGGGAGGCTCAACAAACGCCGTTTTAGGGACCTCTGCCCGTTCCTGTAAATAAATCTGTCTAGCTTCACTCACAGACAAACCAAAATCAGTGGCGCCCAGGCTTTTGATAGCCTCCATGTGCTGTGCTTGTCTTAGGTCCAAATGAGCACGGATGGCCGGCTCTAAAATTGACCACTCGTAAGCGTCCAATACCAGGCTATCGTCTAGGCTAATAACGCTACTTTTTTGAGCCTCAAACATGGCCCAGCCGGAATAGTAGCGGCACTCTGCCAGGATGATGCTTTGCACATCATCCTGGCCAAGTGAATAGCCAGACATTAAAAGCTCGTTGGTAACTAAATCGGATAGTTCGGCCACGGTCCCAGCTTGGCTGGACGGGTAAATATTTAATTCAATTACTTGGCTTAATGTTGTCATTGCTATTCACCTTTAAAATAGGCTTTTAGCCGCTTTAAGAATGTTGTTACCCGCCACCGCAATATTAAGCATACCTTGCGCTTTAGTTAACAGATTACCCACGGCACCATTACCGCTACTCGCGCCACCAGTAGGAATATTGACACCGCCAAACGTGGTCGCTGAAACACTGCCCGCGCTGGCATTTAAGCCAAAGTACATATACTTCATGTTGCCGCTGATCGTAAGAATCTGTGAACGACCCTCTGAATCAATATCGCCTGGTTCAAAGGTAAAGGCACAGTCAAGTAATTCATGCGCTTTGGTCCAACGACCCACACGGCCATCATATAAAATACAGTTGGTAGAGCCACCACTCGCGACTAACAGTTCTGCAAATTCGGAAACTTGACCTGACTCTGTTTCAATCACGGTCACGGCGCCTTCATAAGATGTTTTAGGCACCCCAGCAACGTGAGCGGCCAAACCACCGGCATAACTTACTTCTGCAGCTTCGTTATTTGTGATGATTGGTCGCGGGTAGGTTTTAAATAGCAGCGCGAGATGCGGCGCCGCTTCGGGAACAATCATGGCATTACATGACAACATTGCCGCGCCAAGTTGTTTGGCGGCTTCATAGTCAGAACGATATTCTCGCAAGGTTTGAATGAAAGCAGCTTGCATGACTTATAACTCCTTAGTTTTCATCATGCAGCAAGTTTGGAGGGTTAAAGAAAGGCTATTTTTTTTCGTTCCACTTAATAGGCGGGCTGAAAATCACCAATCATGGTTATTTGAGTGGCTACGGCGCCACGCATCACAATATCGTTTACAGGCACTTCAATAGCGATACTGGGCACCACGTTTGCCGGGACCAGTTTTGTGAGTGTAGGCGCCAGTTCTGCCAATTCTTGAAGGTCCACACTGTCACTCATGGTTACGTGGATTCGAGAGGTTAAAAAGGTGTCATTGTTTGCAAGATAGGTTAATCGGTCTGGGTAACTCTGGGCCAAAGCCTTGGAGTGAAATAAACGCTTAATTTCATATTGGCCAGGCCACAACATACGCAAAACAAAGTCTAAGAATGCCAGGCCTCGCTTTGATCCCATGCCCACCCAGGTCGCGTATATCACTCGCATTAATGTTTCGCTAGTATCGGGGCGCCGTAACACCACAAGGCCATCTTGCTTGGTGAAACGCTCAACCACACGCGGCCCGGCCATGTGTGGTGCGCTGTAGTCAAATAAATCGGTTAAATCATCCCCTAGCAGCTCGATATAAGTCTTGATAAAGGCGGCTTGCAATGCCCTTTCAAGCTCATTTGCGGTATGTGATAGCTGTAAGGGATCAAGTAGGTTTAACTTGCCCATAAATTTGCCCCACTGGTCGCGGTTCGGTTGACGTTAATTGTAATGCTGTCTTTCGTCATAAAGGTCCATTGGTGCGGCTTGATCGGGTTTGCTATCACGTCCTCAACAACGATACTAAAATCAGAAATATGATCCTGGAATGCTGAAATATTCTTTTTCAAAGCGTCTGCAATTTCCTGGGTATTAAATCCATCGGCCAGAAAGTAAGAAGAGGCCAACGTATCACGGCCATAACGCGCCAAAAGCAAGGTTTTAATTTCCTCTTTGACCGCTTCAACATTGTGCACCGGTGCCAGTTTTGCTGTGATTTGAATTTGAAAGGCCCGATTTACGACAACTTTCTCATTCACCCGGTCTTGGTACAACGTATCAAGTCGGCCGATATGGGCTTTAATTTCCTTCAATAATGGCTCTTTATCGATGGCGTTTTTAGGCTCAAAGGCGATATTTAAATGATTAATATCGTCTAAAGTTGCCTTGTAGTATTTGTCTTGCATGGCCTCATTCCATACGGTTAAATAATTACAGCGCGCCATAAAGGTTTTACGAACGGCATAATCAAAATCAGATAGGAATGTGGCGTTTTTATCGTGTGTCGGATAACTCGATAGCAAGCTTAATTGATCAATGCCTAAGGGATCGGCACCAGCACGGACCAGGCCATTGTCCTGGAACTTAAGTTGAATCTTAGCCTCTGCATTGTTCACAATTTCTCTTAATGAGGCCTCGCGCAAAGCACTAACGTCAATCTGGCCATCACTTTCCATTATCTCAAAACTAATAACCGTGTTTGCCTGGACTGTAGAGCCGCACCGCAAATCATCGCCAAATTCAGCAATGATATGACGCATTGTGTCGGTTTTAAGGTTATAGGCATATTCACCAGGCGGCGAGTTTAGCCAGCTGGCCCGATAGGTGTAAGCATTGTTTCGGTCGTCAGTAATACGGATACCGCAAAGTTTTAGCTCTTCTTGAATATCAAGCGTGACCTGGTGAAAAGTCTCTGTAAAAACCACCTGATAATCTTTTGTGCGTACTTCGCTTTGTTCAGCCAGAACAGATACTCTTTCGCCTGCTGCAGCATTTGCAGTCTGCAAAAATCGCCAGGTCCGGCCTTGTAAATCTTCAAAATAGCGACCGGCTGAAATGGTTACGCTTTCACTATTTTTATTAATCACTTCAACGTAATGCTGGCACGGCGTAGCGACCGGTAAAATCCCTTTATTGGTTGCATCTGCCAGGATAGTTCTTGGATTGCTCTTAATGAATGGTTCAATAATCGCAATATCAATATCGTTGGACTGATCCGCAATCATCCCGGCTTGAGCCTGAATCATGCGGGTTACAAGTGGATCTTCATTTTGGTACCGGATGGCAATTTCTGGAGAGTCTTGTAAGTTAATTAATAATCGTTTTTTAGCATCATTGAGCGTTTGCATTAAATGTCTCCCCCTGATAATTGCTTGTGTCCGCCGTGGCGATTTCTAATAAAACTGAACCTACAGACAAGTAGATTCGTTTGGTATCGTGGCCTAAATCCTCCGATAAAATAGACAACGTGTCGCTATCCAGTTTGGCCAAAAGCGGAATGTCTTGTTTTAGCTTGCTTAAATATTCGTCGGCTAGATCGGTACTCATGGCCTGCAATAACAACTTGCTATGGTCCTCACCGTAGCTACTGCCCCGGTACGCATTGGCTTTTGTGTTTTGCCAGTGGTCCAGGATTTCCGTTATTTCTTTAACCCCAAGTAAATACTTCATTTTTACCCCTGGTTAATGGTCGGCTTAAGCACAACAGAGTTGGCCACAATCCTAAACGCGGTATGAAATAGCAGAACATTTGCCACGTAAAAGCCAGCCAAAATACACACAAACCAGGCCGCCCATGCCTCAACATCGATTGAATATAAAAATACGATAGCTCTACACACCACAAAACCCACACACACCAGCATGAACGGCGCATGCGTGAATAGACGCCACTTAGACTTACCTAAGGCGCGCGCTACCTGGCCAGGAATGGTATATGCGTAATTCACTCGCGGCATAAAGCCACGGGTAGCCAATTTACAAATCACCACATACAAAAGCGTAAAACCAATAATGGCAATATCGAATATTTGAGTCGTTGTAAATTCCATGATTACACCTCCCCTGCTGCAGCGGCCACTTGTGTTTTTCGAGCCTCGACACGTTGTTTTAATTCGTCTCGTTGTGCTGTTTTGGCCACCAGGGAAATATCTAATTGAGCAAGACTTTCCTTTACCTCTTTGGTTTTGGCTGGAGTGCTTGCACTTTTCGATCCAGCTGGACGCGGGATAGTGACTTTTGCTTGTGCCTGGCGTTTATCAAAGGCTGCTTGGCCAGCGCGTACACGTTCGGCAATTTCATTTACTGCCTTGCTAAACACACCCGATACAGAGTTTTTATCTGCGGTATTTGCAGCAACACCATAGCCCGGCATTTTGCCTGGATTAATTGCAGTAAAGCTATCAGCGGAGAAGTGGAATAGGTCCGCTTTAATTGGGGTATCTTTGCCATTAATTTTGACACGGATAACGTCGCCGTCTGTACGGACCACTAGCGTTACTGTTTGGCCATTCTCCAGGGAAAAATCTAAATCCTTGGTTGCCTCGCCTGAAATCTTTTTCATTTTTTGTGGAATAAACGCGACGACTTGCTGGCCCGAAGCCTTGGCGAAAGTGGTTTTAAATTGCTTCACCAGGGGCGAACTGTCATTAACATTAACTAAATCAAAAGCTGCCATTTTTTAAACCCTAA